TCTTTTGTTGATTCAAAAATTACATTATCTTGAGGTGTTGCATTAAAGGTAAATTTCCTAGAATCTTCAGTTATAACTGCAGTTGCTGTATGAGCAGAAGATACGGTTTCATTTTGAGCTCTTAAAACTCTTAATCTAGAATTTTTACTATCAACATTTAATACTTTTACATCTTCTGTTCCGATTCCAAGAATATCATTTTCTCTAATTGATAATAAATCAATATCTATGGCTCCAGCAATTCCGAAATAGGTAACTATTCCTGTAACTCCACTAGTGCTTACTCCTGGAGTTAAATTAACCGTTTCCGTTCTTACTCCAATGTTAAATCCACCTTGAAGAGAACTAATTGAAGTATTAAATCCAGATAAAGAAACTAAGTTAGTATTAACAAAATTATGAGGTGAAGTAGAAATTGCAAGATAAGTTCCACTAGCATCAAACGGAATAATTTCTAATTCCGAAACAGTACTAGAAGCAACACTCACATTAGTTATTTCTACTCCTTCAATTTCAGAAACTTTAGCTTTAGCAACTTGAGATCCTAGTAAAGGTTCAAAAATTATCTTATCGTTAATTTGATAACCACTTCCCCCTGTTACAATACCAACTTTCTCAATATTTCCTTTGGAAACATCAGATATATTTACTTTTAACTCTTTAGCTTTATTTGGTTGTAATAAGAAATCGTAAGAAGTATTCTTTTTATCTAAAGAATATGGAGTAGTATTTCTAAACCATTCTGAATCATTTAAATCATAATTTATTTGATTGGAGTTTATACTATAATTAAATGGATTGGGTTTAGATTTAAATGTATTTCCAATTAAATATGGGAATTCAGGAATTCTATATCTATTAAATGGTCCTGAGTTTTCAATATTTGTAGAATTGATGGTAGTAAAATATGCATATGTTCCATTTGGATAATCTGGGGTTACACAAAAACGACCATTATGTTCATCTAAGTCTCCTGAGTTATCAAATTCATAATCATCAATAAAAAATCCTTGAGGGAAATCGGATAGAGGAGGTCGATTAGATGGAGTAACTAGTTTATAACCAGACTCCATAGCTCTTACAATTCCACCATCAGGATTTGTATAACCATAAGGACCATATATTGGATGCCCATCATAAGCCCATCCTATTATAGGAGAATGATAAGAAGCAGAAACTTCTTGATTATCAACTTTTTCTAAATCACTAAGACCATATTTTATTTGATTATTTTGACTTCTTACATATACAGATTCTCTTAATTTTCTAGGGGTATATAAATGAGTATATTGTATACCTCTTTCAGAGTTTTGTGATACATCTAACACTCCATCATCACCTGAAATAATATCTAAGTACTTTGTAAATAAATTAACCGTCCAAGATTTAATATGAGACCTGAATTTAGCATTTGAACCGCTAGGTCGGACACTAACCAACACACTTCCAGTATATCCTATACCAGCATTATCTATTCTAACATTTACTAATTTTCCATCACTAACGATTGGAACTAATTTTCCATAACTTCCAGATCCATTAGTATTAAGAGTTAAAATAGGAGGAGCCTCATAACCATATCCTTCATTAGTAACAATACTTTCAACAATTTTACCATTATCAAGAACTACACTTACTTCTGCATTAGTACCATTTTTCAATGTGATTAATGGTTGATTGTCATAATTTAAAATGCTTGATGACCCATAACTTACACCACTATTAGTAACTTGAACTGAATCAATAAATCCTTTGAATAATGGTTGAAGTTTAGCTTTAAAATCTTGACCACTATAAGTAGTAACACCAATTTCACCACTTAAATCCACCGTAATCGGTTGATAGTTGAATGAGTGAGTTCCTGACCCTAAAGTTGATGAAGAAAACTGTATATATTGATTACTATCATAATACAAACTCTTTGCAGTAGTTCCTACACCTACACTAGAGAGTCTAAAGTTATCAATATCAACTTCAGTGACAAAATAATCTGTATTTGAGTTTATACCTGAAATTCTATCAGTATTATAAGTGTATTGAATAATTTCTCCAGATTTGTATCCATGAGAATCTATATTAATTTGATTAAGTGCGGTATTAATACCTGTTGCTGAAATTATAGTTCTTTTCTTATTTTCATAACCAGATCCACTAGAATCAATTATTATACTAGATACAATTTTCTTTCTTTCAAATGTTTGTAATTTATGAACTCCTGTTCCAAAACTTGTTAATGATATGGTATTTACACCTGCATTAATTGCATCTGTTTGTTCTCTATAAAGACTTACGGTAGATACACCTACAGTATGAACATAATAAATTGCATCTGTCGAAATTCCTCCTATGGCAACTTCTCCATCTGTTCTATAGATTATTTTTTCACCATTTCTAAATTTATGAAATGTAGAAAATCCTATTGTATTATCCTCTAAAATAACACGATCAGATCTCTCTGTACCCAATCCAACCGCTTGAAATTCTACATTATGTTGCAAATCTAAAGTATTGACTGAAGCTTTTGCTCCTTTGCCATTTCCACCTGTTATGGTAATAATAGGTTTAGAAACATAATCATATCCTGTATCAGTAATATCAATTGATTGCAAATTACCTTTAATAGCACATACACCAGTGGCTCCCGAACCTACATTATCATCTAAATTTAAAAGAGGTGGATTTATAATATCATAATTTTTACCCTCTGCAGCAACAGCAATATTATTAATATTTCCATGATAAACAGCATCTGTGGATTTATAATTTAAAATTTCTACTCCATTAATCAAAATACCATTTCTAGATCCTGGTCGTGTCTCATAATTACCAACTTCTTTATTAGGAGATTTTATTTCTCTAAACAATAATTGATTATCAACTTTCTTATCATTAAAACTAACATATTCTAAAGTATTAGAAGTGACAATGCCAGCTACTGATACAAATCTATTATTATCAATATTAGTCGGACTCGTAGCCAATTGTAATTGATTTTTATTTACTCTTTTAACAAAAAATATACCAGGATCCATTTCAGGAAACTTACTCGTAGTCTTAAGAACATTTCCTAAAAAGTCAGTAGATTCAGTAATATATGAATTATAATAAACTGCGTCTCCTGTATAATAACCATGATCATCTACATTTAAGAATGTAAAAGTATCACCACTATAATTTCCATTTAAAGTGAGTTTTCTATCATAAAAATCTAATGGAGCATTAGAGTAATTGGGAATAGATGAAGAAGCAACTAAAACATCCTGATTGAATTTTGCATACGTGTTTTGGATATTTGCAAAATAATTATTAATATATTGATAATCCGAAAGATTTTTATCAACATTACCTCTTAATATTTTTCTTTCAACAGTAGAACCAGCATTGCTAATACGTCCTTGGCCTTTAATGGAAAAACTATAAGAACTTATAATTTCACTAACTGTTGAATCGTTAGTGCTACCAGTAACATCTGTTACAACAACCTTATCACCAATCTTTAAGTCATTTTTATCATATGTTACCAAAGTGTAAGTAAAATCTGATTCATCAACCAAAACTATTGATTCTATACCATATTGAATGGATAAATTATAAAACCAATTATCAACTTTTGGTCCAGAAGTGGTAATTCCTAAGGTTTTGACTTTTGCACTATCATTTTTATCATAGTAATAAGTACTTTCTTCAATTATGGGCTTTGCAAGAACATTTCCTATTCTTACTTGGACTTTGCTAGTGGTTCCTATACCAACATATGCATATGCATTAACATTTAATCTAATATTATCTTTTGAAGCAATAGACTCCCCATTCTCAATACCAGCAACTGTAGTATTAGCTACTCCTACTCCATAAAATTGGTTTATTGACTTTGATCTATAAGTTAATATTCCAGGAAGTCCTGATTCATATGTAATTGATAATTCACCAGTTGGAGGAAATCCAATAGTTGAATCTACATCTATTACACTCGATCCTCCTGAAACCTGAGTTATTATCTGTGTAGATGGATGAACAGAAAATTCTCCATATACACTTCCTTTTAAAGCAATATCAGTAGTATAACTATAATCGGTTCCAAACTTATAATAATCTGTTTGATTGTAAGTTATTTTTTCTATATTAGTAATAGGAGAATATGCTCTCCCTATTCCATAGTTATCGTATGCATCTTGAAATAATGTGCAATTTAAAAGTTGTGATGGATCACCATTTATAGATTCAACAACCAAATCTTTGGTTAATCTATAATCAGCATCTGAAGGTCTAAAAAGAAACTCTCTAGGTCTTAATACTTCACAATCTTCTCCATATAAAGCTCCAAAAAGAATTCTAAAAGATTCATCACTTCCTTTTGATTCATAAAAATCTTTAACTCTAGAAATAAAGAGTCTTTGATTTAAATCATCATCTAATTGTCTATTTTGAAATCCAGGTGAATATAAACCTTTAACTTTAATTAAAAATCTTGCAAATAGTAAAGCACTTAAGTTTACGATGGTTGCACCAGCTATATGCTGTGCAATATCAGATTCTGAAAAACTTAATTGATCGCTGTGAATTGAATTGTATGAAGTTACACCACTAAACCCTCTTATACACCCTTTGAATGAATTATTTGTTTTTTCCTCATATAAAATAATTTCATTATCTATTTGAATCAAACCATACTTGTCAGGAAATTCATATGTTCCAATAACGTTGGAATTTAGGTCAAATGAAGCAAAAATTACATCATCACTTTCATCTATATCATCTCTCAATACAGTGCTATCAGAATTAGTGGTTAAAGTTACTAGTTTAACATATTCATCTATATTTTGAAGTACATCAGCAGAAGCAGTAGGATATTCTTGAGAAGTATAATACTCTCTTAAAAATTCTCCTAATAAAGGAAAGTCAGATTGTACAAAAGAGGGAAGTTGATTTTCAACTAAACTTTGTATTTTAACTTTTTTTAGATCTGTTGATATCATTTGTTGTATACGTTAATCTTAGTAAGAATATGAGAGTTAGTAACCACCGCCACCGCCACCGCCACCGCCAGTCATTCCTCCTCCAGCTTGTGTTATTTGTGTTGTTTGTGTGGTAGTTGTACCAGTTACATTACCATCTTGTGTAAGAGTCGTGGTTGTGGTAATAACCTCAGTGGTATCTGTTACCATTCCATCAGTATTACATCCATAATGAATTTCTCCACGAACTAGGATATTGCCACCATAAGTTGAAGCAACATTATCAGTATCATCACAAAATGCATCTACATCAATACCATCATCACTACCATCATCTAATTGACTTCCTAATTGGAGATAAAGATCATTTAATCCTAATATATCATTAGAACAAGGGACTCCATCTATCTCAATTACAGGAAAACTTCTCTTAACATCAGTATCGGTTATATTAATAGGAGCTAATTTAATTTCTCCGTGTTCATAATCGATAGTACCAATATTCTGCTTCACAATTTCGGGTTGAGTTGGGGACATTAATCGGAATAAGAATATAGTTCCTTTTGAAGAATCATTTGGATTGGGTTTATCAGCTAGATATACATGTCCTTGTATTCCAGAGACATTAAATGCAGTAGATCTTATATTATGACCATCACATTTTTTAACAAAGATGCAATTTCCAAAACAAATTTCATATTCCGCAAAACTATTTAACGCCACTCTCAAATCCCTTCTCATCCTTAAAGATGTAATATTAGAAGTGATTGCCTCATCAGCTCCATCAATTAAACATTGAAACTTACTAAATTTAAATCTACCGTTAAATTTACCTATATCATCACCTTGCAAATATTCTAAAATAGCATTCATTATAGCACTAATGATATCATTCTTAGATTTACCTAAATTGCAATTATAATATGCCGATATATCAGGTTCTATGTACAAATATTTTAAATCAGTAATATTTAAATTTATTCCTGCTACATTATATTTTTTAACGGCATTTTTAAGGTTTTCTTTAAGTGCATTTGACAAATATGACCCATTTGTTGGTTTTACTGCACAAAAAACTTGTCCAAATCGAGGAGGAGTCAATTCTTCTCCTCCAAAACAAGAAACTGCCTCGGTTTCAGGGAAAACTGAAGGAATAAGTGTCTCATAATCATTCGCAGTGACTGCTCTATTCTGCGATCCGTGAGCTCTAGGTCCATATTTCTTGATTGAGTCAATAGATTCAATATCTGCCCCTCCAAAAGAGCATTTACTTGTAGCTAAGATCGAAATACCTGATGTTAAGGGAAGATTTCCTCTTCCAGAAGTCAATTTTCCGTTAAAAGTGACTGAACATATACCATTTCCATCTTTTCCATTCGTTACGATGTAAGAAACTTCGATAGAACTAGGTGCTTCTAGTTTTTTACCAAAAATACCATCTCCAAAGATCAATTCATACCTTTCTCCCTCTACTTCACGTAGCCAATAGACTGCTGATTCGCCATTTACTTCAAATAAACTTTGATTTGTTGTATGATTACCATGACAACTCGTTACATTACCTGTTTGAGCATATTTTCGACTTGTACTTGAGAATTTTGATGGTTTTACTGTAACTCTAATGGTAGTTGTATCAATTCCACTATTCGGAAGAATGAATCTTTGATTTGGATCATATGAATCTACGGTAAATGTGGTGTTAATATAATTTCCTTCAATAAGTTCAACATCAGTAAATACTGCTCTTCTGTTAAAAACTGTTTTGGTGATATCATCTAATATATTAAAGGTAAAACTTTCATTTGTAAATTCAGTTGTAGTAGCTACTAGTCCCTTATGTAATTTAATAGTTTGTGGTTGTGTAGCATATCCACCAGTATCAACGTAAAATGATACGTTCATTCTGGATGCTCTTCTTGACCTCGGCAAATATCCAATATTTTGTATCAAAGAAACTACATTTTCTCGCAATGTAGCACTATCCAGAAACACTTCATTCGATACCATGTTGGCATTGTATGAAGTGATGTAGGTATTATAGGCAAGTACATCAACAATAGTGGATAAATTAGATCCCTCAAAGTCATAATCAGTAAAATCTGAGTTAGATCTGAGATAATCCTTTATTGTTACCTTAATCTGGTCAAAATCCAGATTAGCAAAATTAACTAATGGCATTTATCTTGTGGGTATTAGCACAAATGACAATTCTTGGGCAGGAACATCGATTCCAATGATTTTATATGTGAGTTTTACATCCATTTCATAGTCATCGATGTTAGCAGAGACATCAACATCTCCTAATTCTACCCTTGGTTCATAATTTTCAATAACATTAATGATTTCTGACCTTATAGACACTGCTGTAACGTC